CAAGCAGTCATATATGAATAATTCCTGCGTCTGTTCATCGTCTATCAACTCTGCGCCGTTAGCATCCACAAGTACCGTTCCTGTGGATAGGCTTTTAATCGTATATACTCTTCCAATATGGCTTGCGCAAGCCGGAAGTGCTATCGTGAAATCACCACCAGAAGCATTGCAAAGTATAATATCGTCCTCTCCTGTGAGAGTATAATTTCCAGTCTTGGTAATTGTATCTTTTACAGTTCCTACGCCGGAGCGAATATACCTTGCATCATGGTCAGCATTAACTCCCAGAGTATCCGGCATATCGGACAATCCGGTATGCGCCAAGGTCTTTAGATATCCTTCTACAGAATGGTCGCCCCATCCGTAAGCGGTATCCCAATTAGGCTTGTTGGTCAAAAGAGCATTAACTTCTGCTTGCGTATACTTGTCTAAATCTGTTATCTGGCTTTCTGTGATACTTATTCCAGTCGACTTGTCCCAAGCGGTAAATATCGGGTCAGTTTCTGAAGTGATAAATAGGGCGTGGTTGTAAGTTATCTCGTGGGCAGATACCGCACTGGAACCCTTGTCTATGTTGCTGAATACCGTTCCTACCAGAGCCAGCCCATCTCCAGCCGAGTATGTAGTTCCTGCCCCTTGCCCTCCGCCACCGCCACCGACTATCGTGACTACTGGCTTCTCAATCTTGACGAGGATTTCCCAGTAGACGTTATCGGTAGGCTTCTTGTTCCTATTATTCGCTAAACAGATATAAAGATTATTCTTATATTTTACAATATCGTTTACAGAATAATCTAAGTCCTTCTCCCATTCCCCGACATACCGCATCCTATCGAGATTGGAGATGTCCTTCTCGAAATGAGTATGGGAAAAATCTGCCTGTGTATCGTTTAACTCAACAAGGATAGCCTTGATGTCAAGGATAGTAGAACTCTTATCGAGCTTGTCTATTAATTCCTTGATTTTATCTTCCTGATTTTGAGGCATAATTTATTTGGATATTAAGTTCCTAATGGTATCCAATAAGCTGTGATTGTTCCTAAACTACTTGTTCTATAGTAATTATTTTTCTTAACTGGAACACAAAAACAACTACCATATGAATTTCCTTGAGTAAGAATAGAACATCTTATTGTAGTTGGAGTTGATGCCGCATCTGTCTTTATAGTAAAAAGTTGACCATCAGCCGAAGCTGTAACATAACCCACAATAAATCCATCAGTAGTTACTTGAGTATTTACATTTATTACAGCATTGGTCCAAGCCCCAAAAACTCCGCTGATGACTACAGCAGAAACAACATTACTTTTCTTTACTTTCTTTTTATTATTACTATCAGCACTATCTTCTATAATAAATAAATCATTATCAACAAGAGTAACTTTTTCTGTCATACCGGCAATTTCACCAGCAATAGTCTTAGATATTTTAGTTGCATCTTGTGTATTTACATACGCTTTTCTTACTACCTGATTATCCGTAGTCGGGTCAGATGCCGGTAATATCGGGATTGAGGTAAATGTCTTTATTCCTCCCACCGACTGCCCTTCGGTCAAGTCCACGAAGTTCTGCGTTCCCGAGCCTGTGCCACCTCTTGCTATTGGCAGAGTGCCGCTTGTAAGCTTGTCCGTGGATAGATTGGGGATATTGGCCACCGGCACCAGCCCAGCACCTCCTGGAATATTACCCAGCAAAGTCAAAGCCGCACCGCTTACCTTGCTTGGAGTCGCGATCTGCGCCAGCTTGCCGTCCGTGATCCCTGCGCTATCGGCTACCTTCGCATTAGTAATCTGGATAGCGTTATCCGTCAGTAATTCAAGGGCATCCCAATTCGCCCTACATTGTGCCGGAAAGTTTATTAATAGTTCATCATTCGCAGGATTCGCTTTAACCCAAGCCATCTTTACCTCCCTTTAATTTCTTATTATACTCTTCATATACCTTGTCTATATCGTATAGAGTAGCGCCACGCTTCTTCAGTTCTTTTATCCAACAAATAGAATGAGCGAAATATCCCTGCGCGTAATTAAATGCCTGCTCTGGGCAAGTGAATATCGTAGGTTGTTTGGGGATCTTCTCGTCAATAATAATTGCACCCCTTACAGCCATATAAGCAGTATCCTCAATTCTCTTACCGCACAAGGCACAGATAGGTTTTTCTTTTTTACTCTTTCTGGAAAGTAAATTACCGAGAAAATCAGACATCTGCGCCCTCCTGCTCTTTTGTTTTCGCTATTATGATTGCTATGATTTCCGCAAGATCCACTAAGGAGAATTCCATATTCTTAATAGAAAGACTCTTCTGCGTCTTATCCAGAACACCATCCGTTCTTGTCTTATACAGAATCAATCCATTCTCAAAATCCTCATTTACAATCTCTAATGTTATTCTACTGGTAATAACTTCTTTCATACTATCCTCCTATATTCCATAAGCGTGCCAATCGAACTCTCCTACTACCGCAGTTCCTGCGACGTTGAATAATTTTACAGTAAATCCTGAAGTATCCTTCGCTGTGAACTGGCTATAAATTCCAGTCCCAGTCCTTATCTCTATATGCACGCTTGGCTCTTGGTGAAATAGTTTCTCAAACACTATCGATTGACCGTCTCCGGCAACTGTAACCTCGTCTGAACCTTTCTCGTTTATATCAGGAAGATCTGCGAAATAATTAAATTGCGAACATATCAAATCCGTATCCACGGCTTCTCTTGTTAGAGTCATTCTCAACTGGAAGTATCTGCAGTTATAATCGCCCTTCTGGAATGTTACCCAGTCCGTCCAGGTAATATTATCTTCGGAGGTCTTTATTTCCATCGCGACCCCTCCGGCTATATCTTCACCAGTCCATCTCAAAGTAGGACTATCGTCAAACCTTCTCGTAGCCGAGCTGTCAAATCTCAGGTTTTCATTCAGGGCGGTTATTACCTCTATCAGCATTGAGAATGTAGCTACGAACCCGATATCTCTTTCTGAAGTAGTATAAGTGCCGCTCAATTCTCCCGCTGATATGATAAGATTATCTCCACTCTTTTCGGTATTTACTTTAGTGCCTGCCCAAGCAATCTGCTCTGAGTAATCGACTATGATATTCTTATAGGGAATACTTTCTACGGTGACCACTGCTTCCAAAGGATTAGTAGAATAGTTAGCGGAGGTGTCCAACGCTTTTATCCAGTAACTCTGCGCTATGCCCAGCCTGACATCAGTAGTCAAATATGAATTACCTGTTACGAATGCAATAGGTTCTCCGGCAATCCAACTGTCTCCACGCCTTATCTCATATCCCCATATATCTATATCTGAAACCGCTGTCCATCCGAACTTCAATCTATCCCTGTCCTGATTGACCAGGAATGAAGAAACGTCCGAGGGCGGCACTGTCTTGCCCAGAACCGTGATTGTCTGCTGTGGAGAGTCCGCTATGGAATTCTGCTTGTCCAGATTTCCCACACTTACTACCGCAACTTTGTAGTCTTTCAAGTCCACGATATTGCCTATGATCTTGAAACTCTCTCCAGAAGTCTCTCCTTTATACTGCCAGCTCACGCCATCGTCATCGCTCAGATATATCTGAGCTTTCTGGTACTGACCGACGTAGTAACCTGCCATATTAGGTTTTGTGAACCAGACATCGATCGTGCTCTCGATAGTCCCGTCTCCGAGTTTCACCAGAGATTCTGTGAGATTAAGACCTACTACATTGGGGATCTCCCTACTCAAAGCAGAGTAGTTATTGGTGGGTAGAACAATACCGCTATCATCATAAACGCTTTCGTTATATTCTATTGCTCCTATATTTGCTTCGCCTTTGTTCTCCCTTGCTATGCTAATTATTCTAAATGGCTTTGTTACCTTGGTGCTCTCTCCAAAAGAATATACATCATAGTCCTGGGGAATTGAACTAAATACCACGGATACATTCACTTCGTTATAACTACCTACCGCATCTATCACAACTCTTTCCTCTATCGTATTATCTTGGAATCTCACCATCACCTTGTACGACTTTCCTTCTTTTACATCTACCGTTCTATCTAGTTTGACTTTCGTGGTAGTGCATCCACTTTGTACTCTTCCGGAAAAACCCCATTGCGGAACATCGTGGCTAAGATTTATAATATCCCCTACTTGACAAGCTATACCATCTATTCCTGTCTTAAACTGCAAAGACCTGTCTATATATTTACTTAGCCATAAGGCGTATCTACCTTCCCTGATAGCGTATGATTTACGGGTAGTAAATAGCCTCATCTGCGTCTTGCGTAAAGGTTCATTAGCGGCTAATGAGCTTTCGTCTATTACCGCGATAGTTTCATCCTGATAATCTAAATCCCTATCCATATATTGAATCTCTATTACATTAAATCTTTCATTCTTTGATTTCCAGCTTTGTTGAAATTCGTTTTTAATTATATTGCCTACTCCGAATGTTTGGACCGGAAGTTCTACTCTATCAATCCTAAAAGAAAATCCATTCTGAGAGTAGAAAGCGAACGCCCTAAAAGTTGCGGTAAGTTGTGTCATCACGTCCGGAGCTTTAGAAGAACTATCCATCACCACGTCTAGTCTGAATCTCTTTTCATATCCTCCGGCTCCATTCTCAATCTTTTCTTCGCAGTATTTAGCCATCTCGAGAAGTTCAGCTTCATCTATTTGCGTACTATCTATAAACTCACCTAGCCCATATCTAGTATTAAGAAGTAAATCCTTTACGCACCATATCGGATTAGCTCCCCATTTATTCACGTAGGTCGTTCCGTCCCAATATAGAGAACTATCGTCAGAGAATTTCTTAAATAGATTGGCTGTGCTATCCCAATAATAATCTTCCCAATTAACTTCTGTTCCACCTATTGTGGTAAGAACTCGAGGCATCGATACTTTCCGACCTCTGACTATATAAGTTATATTAGGAGTCGAACCGCTTAACTGGTCCGTAGCAAGTGCCTTTATCCCTATCAATGCTGTGTTAGGATAAATCAAATCATCTGTCTTGATTTCATCTATACTTGCTAAAGTTAAATCTCCTGTTCTCTGTGGATCCAATGAACTATCAGCGGACGTCCTTGTAATCCGAATATCATATTGCGCCGGAGTCAGTCCGTCTTTTCGGAATACCCTTCTTATCGCTGTCCTTGATATTCCTGAAATTATAGTGGATCCTAAACTTATATAGCCTCCAACACCACTTACCCGATACTCTACTAAATAAGTTACACTCCAACTTGCAAGTGAACCATCCGTGGAACTTGTCTGAAATAATCCCGCAGGTAAATTCAAGTAGATTTCAAATGCTTCTATGTCATTATCTATTGTGGTATATGTATAGGGTGCACTTTGTATTAAATTTGCCCCGATAGAATATAAATTATGTAAGTCCTCGAAATTAGGAATGATTGCTTGTCCATTAGTTCCGTACCTATAACTGACATCTATCCCTGAATAATTCGCTATCGGATTGTCATTAATTTTAACACTAGTTATACTTTCTATCTCTCCTTCTCCAACAGCGATTAATATATTAAGATATTGTTTATCCCCGTCCGTAGAAATGAATTGATTGATGATATTTCCACCGGTCTTATGCTCTCCGTAAATCACCTTGACCGGAACCCCGACTTCCTGAATTGTCCTTTGTCCTTCCCACCCGTATGTAGGAGAGCCTTCGTCTAATCCGCCTCCTCCCCCGCCTAAACCAAATGAACCAAAGGATGCTTTTCTGCCCGAAGCACTGACAGCTTGATATATAGAAAAAGCTACGGATAGTACTATCGCCGCCACCGTAGTTACTGCAGACCAGAATGCCGCCGCCGCCGCAGACATCCCGAACCAAACAAAAACTGCGGCAGGTATCTCAATCTTTGGAGTCAGAATAATTTCGGATTGATTGTCTAATCTCTGGTCGAGATTCTCTGTATTTTTTCCTTCAAGAATAATATCACAATTCGAATAGTCAATTCCTGTCTTATCAAGATACTCTTTCAACGAAGTATCTCTTAGATAGTCATACTCAAATTCCTGTTTATCTCTCTGCTCAAATCTTATAGGATAATATTTTATACTTATCATTTTTTATACCTAAAGTATCCGGCCACTCTATTGCTCCAGTTTCTATCTGTGATCCTGCTTATCACGACTCCTGCCTTTATACAATGGATGAATCTATCGTTCTCAAGCATGACCCCTGCGTGATTTGTTCTTCCTCTTCCATTATGGATTAAAACTCCATCGAATATTCTTGGCTCGGTTACTCTTTCCCATTGTTTCTGATAGTTCTCTATGAAGTAGTCCTTGCCTTCCCAAGACCAATCCTTCGAGTAGTCTTCTCCGATATCCCAAATCTCTATCCCGAGCATATCCTTGTAAATGAGTTTAATCAATCCCCAGCAATCAATCCCATTTATATCCCTGCCCTGATGCTTATAGGGAATGCCTACATATTTCATTACTACAGCAGTTTCCATTAGCCCACCGCAATCCTTCTGCTCGGAATACTTGGGAATCCTCCGAAGCGTGGAAAGTTAACTAATTCCTTGCATCTCTGCTTAGTTTTATTACATTCCGTTGCGGCTCCAGCATATCCACATTCAGATTCTTTAAATTTCCAACCGCAATAATTCCTGGAGTAAACCCTTGCTGGCAATCCCGCACTCAATACATCTGTTTTAGGAAGTAGTGTGAATTCTACTACATCCTGATTAGCGGTATAACTATCTATGAAATAATAGAAGTCTAATTTTTCATCCGGATAAGCTAGTCTATCCTTGAGCACCAATCGAAGCATTACTTTCTTGCCTCTTAGATCATAGTCCTCGAGATAACTTTGAATCAATCTTGTAACGTTGCTGATCCTAACTTTTATCGCGTCAATTTGTCCTTGATTATTTTCAGTTATAGTATCGTAGGTAATGGGAAATTTCTGGTAGGTTATCCCATCAAATATTATATCCGTATCCCATTCAGCAAATCTTAGATACCCACCGGCTCCGTCGTAGTCAAATATTGTATAGAGAGTGATCGGCTGGTTAGTCTCTTTATTAAGTTCCTTGAATAAATTTTTACCTATGTCGGGAGTTATCATTGTTCGATCTTGAATTCAAACTCACAAATGAATACACCGCCAGCAAATACAGTCTTGAAACTATTCGGGACGAATCTTACATTATACTCTACATCGTCAAATGGACTGGTAAAGGTGAAGGATAAATAAGATCCGTATTTTGATATGAATATATCTCTGTATTCCTGCATTTGCGCCTTAGTCGATACAGGAGATTTTATCTTGAACCCGAGAATCTTATTTGTTCTTTTTAATCTCCTCTGCTCCGCCCCATTATCAAATTCAGAAATCAATACACTATAGTCTAAAACTTCTTCTATACTTTCTCTTGCTAATGCGAAGTCGCTCATCTTCTTTTAACCTCTCTTCTGACAATTCCGTTCCTTAGAGAATTTATATTTATCGCATTGACTATTACTCCTTCTCCCTCTTTTCCTGCCATAGCCGCCGCTATTGCTTCTGGAGTAATCAGATTATATATAGTCAACATAGACTTCTCTGACTCGGAAGAGGTTTTGAAGTTACCTTCTCTCCTTCATGTAATCGGAATAGTCCAGTATAAGGAATTTGCTCTACTCCCTCCTGGAATCCAAGAAACGAAGAAGTTACGGGAGCCATACCGCCAAACATACTAGCGTCGATAGCGGCTCCGCTTGATAGTCCTCCAGCCGCACCAAATCCGCCGAACAAACCTTTTAGTCCGGTTATTATCTGTGTTGTAATGAACTGCGCTACTACATCCGAAAGAATTTTAATAACAAAATTACCGAACTCTGCAAACATTTCTTTTGCACTCGTGATCTGTCCTTTCAGAAATCCTTGGAAGAAATTACTCAGAGAAGACTGCATCTGCTGGGCAGTTTGCTGAACTATATTCTCCGCAGTCGTTCCCCAGTCCGTGAGTCTTGCCTCCGTATCGATCAGCGCCCTTTTCCATCCCTCTGCGAATGTTCTTCCGACTTCTGGAACCTTGGGTAGTTCGAATTCCGTGGTTCCGAGGCCAGCAAATAAGCTTTTAACTTCGTTTATAGAATCTCCGAGGCCAGCCAAAGCACCTTTGCCGGTAACCGCCATCTTAACCAAGCCCTTTTCCATGCGATTTATGTATCCTTGCGCAAGGTCAGCCTGCCCTTTAAACCAATTACCTAAACTATTCTGTCCCCAGAATCTGGCTGAGGTCTCCAGCATTCTATATATAGCTAGAGTTATCTTTTCATATCCGATAGCCACCATCAATGCGGCTGTTTCTATCCCATTAAGAACAGGAATAGTCGCACCGAACTCGTTCATAAGATAAACTATCGTTGTTAAAGCTATAGCAATTCCAGCCAAGATAGGATGAACGGCAGCAAAAGTTAGAATCACTCCGGATAGTTTTATCAACCCTCCTACAAGGTAGACTATCTTTAGTGCAAGAGAACCTAGTACGCCAGTCAAAGTAAGAAACACTCCTACCATAAATGTAGTCTGAATTATGCTATTTCTTACTTGCGGAGATAAAGCATTCCATCTATTTAATAAGTCCGCCAATATATTGCTCAACCTATGCATTATTGGAACAAGCGCTTCTCCTATAGCAAGCCGCATCCGGATAGCCGCACTCTCCAACCTGTCCATTTCTTCTCGGACAGAAGTAGAGTACTTCTCGACACTCTTGAATGCTAATAACATCGGAGCAGTAATCCCCGCACCGATGAATCCTATGTTAGAAGCGAACCTTGACAGTTGTCGGGAAGTCTGCATTATATCCTGCCCGAACTTCTGCATTGACTCGCCTATGCTCGCGACGTTCTGCCGAGCCTTGTTCACGGAAGTATTAAATGCAGAAGCGTCAAGAGTTATACGAGCAACTATACTGCCAGCGTCAAAACTCATTTTCTCCTCCTCATCAGTTTAAGATCGTCCCAATTAGACTCCACAATCTTATCCTTTCCGAGTTTAAGTTCCTTTAATTGCCTATCATATTCCGCTATTGCCATCTGATAGTCCTTGTCTTGCACCATTCCTAGTCGCGAGGCTTGTATTGCCTTTAACTGGTCCTCTACCAATTTCTTTTGCGCTTCTTTGAACCAGAAACTCAAATCTCTTACATCGAGATTAAGAAGTTCCCTATAACTAAATTGCCCCGTAAAGGCAGAGACAATAACGACTAATATATTGCCTCTGCCGATTAAGGGTTTTTTGTATCCATCCCAGCTTTAATGGAATTCGTAATGAACTCAAGAGCTCTGCCGATCTTTCTGATATCAATCCCTTTCAAATCCTTCTCACTGGCTCCGATTAACAAAGCCAGCTGTTTAATCG